ACTTATTTTTGCTCCGTGTATAGATGTCAATCCAGTTGAATTTGCAAGTAAAATTGATGTTGATAAAGAACCATCATTAGCAACTCCATTTGATTGAACTTTCAACATCACATTTTCTTGTGAATCTGAACCACCAAAAATATGTGTTTTTACATTAGGCGATGCAGTACCAATTCCTACTGAACCTGATTGTTTAATCACTATATTTTGTGTAAAACCTAATTTAACATCATCATTAGCTTTTAATAAGGTATTTCCACCTGTAAACTGCAAATAAGAATCAGAAAACCCTGCACCACCAATTCTACCATTTACTGTTAATAAATGAGTAGAAACAGATGTTGTCTGATTTATTAATACTGCACCGCCACTTGAGATACGCATACGTTCACTACTATCAGTAGTAAATTGAATTGAATCTTTTGATATTAAAAACATATCACACCCTGCAATGTTTCCTGTAGATAAATCAACTCTACCTGCTTTTGAGGCGTGTTCATTACCATATAATCTCATTCTTGCACCTCTGCCATCACTATCAGCACCACCACCAGCTAAACTTAACTGCTTCGTATCAGAGCCATCATCTGTATTTAATGATAAAACAGTAGTATTAGATGTTGCACCACTAAATTTTATATTTCCCTCTCCTGTTATCACAATTCTATCATCAACCTCATTTGTCCTAAACCTCATAGAATTATCAGAATGATTATATTGTATTAATCCCTCTATTGTAGTATCCTCACCATTATTAAAAGCATAAAAACCTGAACTTGTAGAACCACTTGAAATTGTCATTCCACCACTTCCAGTATCTCTTATAACAAAATTATTTGTGTTTGAATTATATGAACTTGGTGACGAAGTGCCAATTGCAACTCTTTGTGAAGTATCTATGGTCAAAGCAGTTATACTATTTGTCTTAAAATCCAATCTATGATTTGTTGAAGTTCCAATAACACCAACACTTGCTTGTGCTTGATTAAATAATGTTACTCCACTTGTCCTTGTAAGATTTAATTGCCCATTTCCACCACCCCCTGCAATCTCTATTGTAGAACCACTTTCGCTCATTATAGAATCTGTTATAGTATCTGAATCTGACCATTTTACTATCTTACCTGCCGTTCCACTACCATCAACTGCACCACCACCAATAGGTATCTCAACAACTTGACCACTAGAAGTAACACCAAGTCTTTGTGTAACTGTACCAGTAATTGAACCACTACCATATTGAGCAAGTGTTAATCCAGTTGTTTGATGTAGTGTAAGTTTTGTTGAACCTGCAAGTCCAATTTGTATATTGTCAGTTGCAGTTGTTCCTTGTATATAAACATCATCAGAACTCCATCTTATTTTTTGGTCATTATTTAAAGTTATTTTGCTATTTAAAATACTAAGACCATCAGAATTTAATCTGATCTTTTCTGAACCTGCAATGACAAATCCTACATTTTCATCTGATGGTACATAAAAACCTTCGCTATTAGAACCAAAAGATAATGATGGTGCAGTTGAAGTACCTGATTGTAATCGTACTGTAGAAGTAGAAATACTTAATGGTAAATCATTACCATTGCCATCTGTTATTCTTTTTACAGTTGATGATATTGCTTGACTGTCTGTGCTTTTAAGTAAACCTAAATAACTCTGACTTATATTATTTCCAGTAAGTGATGTACCCATAAGAATATTTTATTTACAAATATACTATTTTTTCATTTTCATTATATGCTTGTTGTGATGCTCACGATGACAGTTAGAACATAGTATCTCACATTTACCCATAATCTCAGTTAGTATTCTATCTACTTTACCATCATAGAAACTTTTTTCTGATAAGTTTCTGATCTCTCTTGCTATTGCAAACTTCTTTCTTTTAGTATGGTGAAAGTCTAACGCACTAAAGTTTTTATCATAACCACATTTAATACATTTTATATCTACGTAGTTTGAAAGTTTGTAAATAAATTGTTGCTTCCAATGTCTGTGTCTTTCATCTCTAGCTTTGTTTCTGCAATCCTTACAATGTATCTCAGGTTTCTTGTTTTCTCTTTTATAGTATCTATTGAATGGTTTGTGCTTTTTACAAGTAGCACAAACTTTACCTTCCTTGTCCTCTATATTTCTTACATCCATTCTTCGTACCAGTATAATATTTTCCTTGTTTTTGTGATGTGTGTCTTTTCTTTGAATGAATACCTTTTCTTTTTTTCTTTGGTTTAGCTTCGTATGCTTTTGGAAAAAACCTTTTAGCCATTGTTCTTAACCTTTTCGTATGACCTTCCTCCGAAATAAGCTGATACAGTAACCATCAAAAGAACTTTCAAAAGTTCTATCCATTCGCTTGATACTTCGAACTTTATACTTCCTGAATCAACAAATACTAAAACAACTACAGAAAAAATTAAAAATAATAAGACTATAGGTCTTACCGATTTACTAAGTACGTTGCCATTAATCATATCATACTTCCATCTCTCGGTAACATTCTTTTGCATATCAGATTCAGCTTGAATCCAAATCTGTTCCATCTCTTTTTGAAACTTTGCTTTTTCGTCTTTAGTTCTTATGAAACGATCTGCAACACCTGCTATCTTATCTACAACGCTTACACCTGCATCACCAAATATCTTTGTTAATATCTTATTCATTTTTTGTTATCTTGTTCAACTGTCCAAACATAGATAATAAAAGCACCAGTAAGCAATGCACTACAAAGAGTGAATCCCAAAATGGCATAATCCACATTCGCCAAGTTCACATCCATTACAATTCATCTATTAATTCAATTAATTTACTTTCAATTCTCAAATAAATTTCTATACGTTGTACCCCTTCCCATTCTTTCAATCCGTCTGCAACATCCATTAAGGTGTTAATTTTTGATAAAGTTTGATTAACTTTTAACTGACTATTAACATCACTTTCAGATAAACTTACATCGCTTAATAATTTCATATTATTTATTTTTCCAAATTATGTAATTACTGTTCTGCCAAAAATCATTAGTGTTTTTAGTATCAATAACTACTGATTCTTTATTAATGCTAAATCCTGCATCTACGATTGCATATTCAATAGCATAAAAATCAATATAATGATTTTTTTTTAATTGTATTTCGTAAGTGACTTCTTCAATATTAGATTCGACATTTTCTATGAAGTAAACTTTTTCTAATTGTTTCTGAACATTAAGTGAACACATACTACAAGTAAGTCCATCAACTTTGAATGTAATATTATTTAAAGATAAAACTAGAAATAATATTTTAAAGATCATTTTTTATAGACTTTATCTTCTAAACTATTTAATCTTCTGTTAGTTTGTTCTTCATATTTTTCTAGTTCTTTAATAAGATAATCTATTTTTTGATTGATGACCTTAGTATCATCTTGCTCAATCTTATATGCAGGTAGAGTTTTTGCAACTTCAATTTCAGAAGTTAATTGTGAATAAGTCATTGTAAGCGATATGATACCACCAACTAACAATCCAAGAAATTTAATATCAATCTTTACGTCGCTTTTTCCATCGCCATCAAGATCAACTGCTACTTTTTTATTTGTTATGTCATCCATATTTTGAGATTTAGATTTCTTCAAAATTAATTATTTTAATTGATAGATGTTTTTGCGAATCTAAAATATCTGCTAGTATTGGATAAATTCTTTTATAACAATCTGTAGATTGTCCTAGAAATCCATCTTTCGTAATATTTTGTGATACAACATTTCCAACCAATAAACAACCATCTGTGTCATTATCAGTATTACCACAATGAATAAGAATATACTCAAAATTAGGAACATCATTAAGCTGTAAAACACCTCTCTTATCATTATGAAGATTTGGAAAACGCTTTTTGTATTTAGCGAAATAACCTCCTTCCGTTCTGTATTCAATTTGATAAGTCCCTTCAGGTATGCGAGTTTCTCCATAAACTTTGACCTCACGTTTTTCATCTTCGAGTACAAAGCATAGAAAATCTTTTTGGTTTGTTTCATCATTTACTAAATATAAAATTCCAAGTGTACTTTCATTTTGTGTACTAAATCTATACAATTCTAATCTCATAATTCTTCAACAAGGTTTGATAGTGTTAGAATACCTCTATAAATCGTTTCGGTGTCCGTATCTGCACTTATATAAGCAACACCATTACTTTGTGCAGAAATACATTTAAAGTTGTTAGAACTCATATTAAAGAAAGATGTCCTATCTACAAGTAATTGTGTGATCTGATTCATAGCTAAGTTCGCATCTAATTGACCACCAGTATTAGTATCAAATGCAGTAACAATTTCTACATCGGTAATTATTTCATTTAAATAAGTATCTTTTATATCTTCTGCAATAGAGTTAGAGACAGATGTTATTAGGATATATGGTGTGGTTGCAGATGAAGGAACAACATTATATACTGGAACATTTGCAGAATTAAGTGTGATGTTTCCATTAAGTGCATCAAAAACTTGTTTACGTATAAAGTGACTTGCATCTTTCATTTCCTATATTCTTTTTGTATTTGTACTGACCAGTTATCTTCAAATCTTTTTATTGCCTCTTGTATAGATGGTTCAAAGAATGGTTGTGCTTTCATAGTAGATGTTCCTTCTTCTACAAACCTAGCATAGTTTGCATTATAACCTACTACAATACTAAATGGTTTACCTTCTAAGAACACCGATTGTTTTAATGTACCAGTATCTACTGGAACTCTTCTTGATGATCTTCTTATTATGTCTGTACCCATACCTGTAAGAAGTTTTGAAAAACCTTTGTTTGGTTTTACAAACTTAGCTAACGCTTTCATCTTACGATTGAAACGTCTTTTACTTTCTGCCGACATCCTTGCTTTTTTCTTTGCCATTATTGTTGTTTATCTGCTAATATTTTAAATGTGTATAAATCTTCTTCAAACATTTCATTGATCCTATATTTATTAGAATCATTTGTTAAGAATAATATATCTCCTCTTTGTATGTTCGTTGTAGCAGTATTCTTTCTGAGAGTTAATTCTATGCCAGTTTGAAGTATTCTTTTACCATCTCTGAATATCATTCTTCCATTTAAGAACTCACGATCACACCAAAATGTTCCTATCGTTGATTGTGAAGAAGTGAAACCACCATACCCATCAGCAGAATTTGTGTTTCTTTTGACTGTTAATCTGTATCTTAAATCTCCTGCTTTGATCATAACTCATTATAATAAACATATTTAGATAATATACTTTTTATGTTTGTGGGTAACTCTGCAACAGCACTTCCTTTAACATATTCTGCTCTGTTATCGTAATACGTTGTTGCTAATTGCTTAATTGCCATTTTAATATCACTAAATGATAAACCACTTGTTGTATATACGATTTTTATATTACGCATATAGTCAGAAGGTATCTCAATATATTTATCTTCAAACCCATAAACATTATGTCCTATACTTGATAATGTACCACTACTATCTTGTTGTTGCACAGATGTTACAGATGCTATTGGTGCAAATGGCAAAACTATTTTAATCTTACGCTTATATAAGTCTCCATATTCACCTGATCTATTTACATTACTTACAAACAATGTTCTAGTCTTTGCAACAATATCTCTGTTCATATATGCTTCGCATTTCTCTCTAGCAGACTTTATCATTTCAGCAACGATAGTATCATCATCAGATGTTTCTATCCTTGCATAGTCTTTCATTTCAGAGTTTGCAACTATTTCACTTCCAGTAGTAGAATCAATTTGTACACTAATCATTATTTTGTTTCTTTTTTAACCTTTAATTCTTTTGTTTCTTTTTTAGATTTTTCTTCTTTACTTACTACCTTTTCACCCCAACCTTTTTCAATCCATTTAGAAACATTAGATTCAGGTATATCAACTATATCACCAATCTGATATTCTACACCCTCTCTAGTTATTTCGGTTTTACATTTAATTTTCATAATTCTAAATTTTGATTTTAACAAAGATAAAAAAAAAGAGCAACTAATTTAGTTGCCCTTTCTTAATAACCAATTACTCTTGATTACGGAGTTTCGATTGCAGTTTTAGCTGAACTGAAAGCACCTCTAACAAAAGCATCGGGTAGATATACTGCGTGAGCAAGTCTTGCGATAGCTCTAACAGATACGAGATACTTCGAGAAATTATCTGAATCCTCATATCCAAACGCAACATTAACACCTTCTCTTTGGAATACTTGACTACCTTGTGAGAAGTCTCCAACACAGAAGTTTCCTGCTGACATCTTGTTATTCATAATAACTGGAACACCATTGATTCTTAGGAATCCGTCTGCACTTACGATTGAGTTACCTCTTAGATATTCATTAGTAGTGTCTTTTAATAACGCTATTTTGTGAAAATCTGTAGGGTTTAGTATAATCGCATTAGCAGAATAGTTAGCTAATGCTAACTGATTCAATGCAACATATAGTACATCAAGTTCTTGTGCATTATCAATCGCTTGATAAAAAGCACCTGAAGCACCAGTTACAAATGCAGTACCACCATTCATTATACCAGTTAAGTTAGGTGAACTTCCTGATCCACCAATTAGTTGGTCATCTATAACTGTGTTAAGTTTTCCTACTAATCTAGTGTTAAGATAACCTGCTAAAGCAGGAGTATCATCTAACATCTCTTGCGAAATAGTCATTACTGAAGCCATCTTTTGTACGATAGCATCAGTTGCTACTAAAGCAAATTCCGAATCAGATGGTGCTGATCCTTCAGCAGTTGCACCTGCGTTGTCCGTATAACTGTTCTCTTTTACAAATCTAATTACATTAGAAGATGTAGAAGCAGTTGGTATTACGTTAAGCATATTCGTCACATTTGACGGATTGAATTTCACCCCTGAAATTCTCTCAACACCTGAAGCATCTCTAGCCGAGTTTGCACCAGTAAAGTCTGAAGAAATGAGTACATCAGCTTTTAACTCAAAGTTAGCATTTGATCTGCTACCTTCTTTCATAGCTTTGAATGATTCACTTTTATTCAAACCATCAGCAATCATATCTCTACTGTTAGTATAAACTTTTTCAAAGTTGTCTTTTTTGTTTTCAACTTCGATCTTGTCTAATCTATCAACGATCTCTGAATGCTTTTCGACAAGGTTCTTGACCTCGCCTTTAATTACAGTATCGACTTCGCTATTAACATTATCTTTGATTGACTTAGCAGATTTCTCCAGTTTCTCATCAATAATATTACAAACATCGTCTAACTGTTTTTTTATATTCTCATCCATTATTTTGAATTTAAATTGTTAAACATATAATTAAAGATTGAATCTGAAGTAATATTATCTTTCTTAGTTTCTATGTGTGCATTACCACGAGATAGTTCCTTGTCTGATTGGTGTGTATTATCACGAGCAATCAAAGATTTTAAAACTTCTAATTCATATTCGACTAAATAACCAAGATCATCTGTAATGTTTCCTTTACGGATTAACTTGATTAAGTTATCAAATCTCTTTGTGTAATAGTCGATCTTTGCAGATTCGCCTTTTACCTCTAATATTTTTGCTTCTTCGTTTGATGCAAGAGTTACTGCTGATATTTCATATAGCTTAACTTCTGAAATAACTCTTACTCCATCTTCTTTAAAATCTTTTTTTACTGGCATTATACCTACAGAGTTTTCATCAATTACCCCATATTTCATAAGTTCAATTACTTCATTTCCAAATGTTGTACGTGGTATTTCTGCAATAAATTTTAAACCATAACTATCTTCTTCTAATTCTCTCATCTTACCGATAGGTTTTGTTATATCGTGTTGATATAAATACTTTACTCTTTTACCATTATTCTTAATGGTTCTTGCGTAAGCACCTTTTTCTATTATATCATTATCAGAATCTACATTTCCAAACACCGAACCATAACCTTTCACTATTCCTAATTTTTCATCTACATCACTTATCTCTCCTTGCTTAAATAATACTTTACTCATAATTATAAATTTATTTTCAAAAATAATACAATTTTTTTTCTAATGTTTTAATCTACTTGTACGAAGGGTACAGATAAACATTTACAATTAACAACTTCTTTTGCAGTTGCACCTAATGATGTATCAGATGGAAACATCAATAATGAACCTCCAACCTGATAAGGTTCATTAGATGCAATAGGAGTATTACCATATTGTATGTCTGCTGATCTATGTGTATCTCTTACATTCCTACCACCTGAAATCCATTCTTTAAGCAAGTTGTCTTCACCATAAATGTCTTGTGCAGATAGTTGTATTCCAAAGTTTGCAGATGCAGTTGTTTCGGTTTGCACTATTCTTCTTGCCATCCACCTAGCTTTGAATCTTAATCTTTTAGATATTTCTCTTACTCTTTCTTCTAAACCCATTGCCATAAACTCTTCACTTTTAGTTAAATCAGTAATAACCTTTTTAAGTGTTTGTAGTGCAACACCATTTACAGAAGTAACTTCTTTAGCAGTAGCTAAGTAATTACTTCTCTGTGTTGCATATCTATCAAGACCTTCAATGATCGTTGATTCTAGGTTTCTTCTTTCTTGTGCAGTTAATTGTTGTCCTCTTTCTATTCTGTCAAGCAATCTTTCAAATTCAAACTCTGACATCTTATTTACAAATAGTTTAAAATGTTTTCTGTACCAATATGCAAACCTAAGACCAGTTTGTCTGTACATCTGTTTGTACATATCAACAACTTCTTTTTCTGTAAACAATGTATTGAAGTTTTGATTAGTTGGTGTTGGATTTTGTTCGTACATCTTAACTGCTTTATCATATCCTATAATATAGAATTGATATGCAATAGGAAGATTCTTCTTTTGTGCTATTCTAATTTGTTTCTCAAATTCAGTAGATACCTTTCTTCTGTTCTGCTTTGTTTGTATTGATTTTCTTGCAGAGATACTTCTGCATACTGCATATCGTTGTTGTGTATCAGGATATTCTGACATAGATGTATCATCAATCATACATCTTTGAACAAATTGATTACTTGATTCTCCTGCTCTCGGTTTAGGTAGTGGCATCTTCTTCTGCTTTATCTATGATTCTCTTACACCACTTATACATAGGATCATCTTCAACCCTAGATACTTTGTTATCACCACCCCATAATGAGTAAGATATATCACCACAAATTGGTTTATCTTTTTCATCTATGTAGTCACCAGTAACATATTCGTATGCTCTCGATAGATATGCAAATGTCTTTTTAACTATATCCAATGATAAACCACGACCTGCAATGAGATCATTGGCTCTGTTTTTACCAACTAATGTTGCACAAGGATTGTTGAAAGATTCATTTATTTCTTTTGCTTTTTCAGCATTTTCTCTTACAGACTTAGGATAATCACTATAAGATTCTTGTTTATATTCTTCTTCCTCTTCTTCCTTGTCTTTGTTTCCTACTGCTTCATTATATTCTTCGTGTGTTTCGAATGGCATAAATACTTCATCACCATCCCAAGTATGAGAATGAGAACCACTACCACCAAGTTCTTCTGCTCTTGCCTCTGCTTCTTCTTGTGTTGTAAACACATCAGTCATACCTCTAACTAAATCTTTATTTTCACTTTTATATGAATTTAATCTTTCTTGTAGTTCTTCCATATTAGCACAAGGCATATAAACCATCCCATCTTCTGATTCGTGAGTATGTGTGGTAGAACAACCAATTACTTCTGCTCTATCTTGTGCTTCTACCCTAGTATCATAAACTTCATCTGCTAGTGCTTTATCATCTTTACTAGACATTGGATGACCTGAAGGTAATAAATCTTGATCGTGTTTACCACTTCTAAATCTACCATTTCTAAGTGCATATAAGTATGAGTTTACTCTACCCATTGCCCATTGGTCTTCATTCTGTACGTTTGGTCGTACAGATGCAGGATTAGTTCTGTATGCACCTACACCTCTTCTATATACTTGATACAATGTTCTTACAGTAGTTCTTTTTGTTTTATCATCACCAACCTTTTCATTATGTTCTTCTACTTTATTTCCTAATGCAGTTCTTAACCTTGCAGTAATCTCTTGCTTCTCTTCGTGATCGTGTATCATATCTTCCATATCATCTTCTGTCATTACTTCTTCTTCTTCTTCTGCCTCTTGAACTGGGAATGTAACATCATCAGAGATACCTAAATCTAAATCAGATATTGGAACAAACTGATTTGGAACTAAATATTCATTCATAATAGGATTATCTTCATCTACACCATAACCACTAGCTTCTCTTTTCTCGTTTGTTGTAAGCCAGTAACTCTTAGACAGATTGTCTATAAGTTGTTGTTGCTCAGGCATCAGTTCAGGTATCGCACTATAGTCAAAGTCAAAGAATAAATCCTCACCATACATTGGAACTAACCATCTATTGAACTCATCTCTGATCTTGTTTAGTTCAGGAATGATTGCATTAGTAAACAATACCTTCCTTGCTATTCTGTAATTATCGTATGTTGTGGATTCTGTATTATTTAATAATTGTACTGGTACACCATATAGATTACATAAATCTTTTATTGTTGCGTTATATGATTCTAATAATTGCAAGTCAGAAGTAGATAAACCAAAGTTTGTCCACGAGAACTTCTTACCAGTAATCATAATATCGTTTGCAGACTTGCTTCCTTGATAGTTTCGTCTTAGTGCATCTTTTAGTTGTTGTGCTTGGGTTGGTGTTAATGAATCATCGTCAGGTGTAAGCATACCTCTAGCAGACTGATTATGTAAGAATTTAAGATTAGTTTCTACTGCTTCATTAGCAGTTGTAAGAACCCTCATTCCTGCTTCTATTGGTGATTGTCCATATAGATGTGTACCATCACCCTGATAGTCAGGATTGAAGTCAGCAATATGCAATACTTCTTCAGCAGATAATTCGTACTTACTTTCGTTGTACATCATAGTATATTTTGATACTGGTTTAAAGATACCATCAGACTTGATCTCAATAAGGTGTGCAGGTAGGTTGTATAGTTGTGAGTAGATACCTTTGTTTTCTCCGTTCTCAGGTGCAATACCATATACAAATCTGTTACCAGTTAGTTTACCAAACGATATTAATTCTTGTAGGAATACAGAAAACGATTGTGCAGGATTAGGTCTTTCAAGTAATTTACCAAGTGCAGAATGTTCTACTTCTTCAAAAATATGTTTTCTCATCAGCTTAGATTTGAATACTGATTCCTCATTTAATCCATTTGATAGTAAACCTTTATATTCTTTAACTGCACTTTCATCTACTTTTTTAAATATTTTATATGGAACTGTTATTGCTGACTTAGATATTAATTGAATTAGTGAATATATAGTTGGATTATATTTATATCCCTTATCTATGAAATCATCATTGTATTGTGAATTAGTTATTTTATTATTTCCAAGTACATTATAAATGAATCTATTGTACTGTTCATTGGTCTGCTGATTACCAAACGCCTTTAGACCATTCCTGATTCTTTGAAGAAAACTTGCCATATATAGAATTTATTTTCAAAAATACTAAAAATTATTAAACAATGATAAGGTTACTCTCTCTAGCTAGTCCAGTTGTAACTGCATATCTAAACGCATCCATCAGATGATCCATACCATTTTGTTTTATTTTGTTTATTGTCTGACCATCTTTATTAAATTCCCATATATAATACTGATATTCCTGAAGCAGGTTTTTGCTTTGCTTTGATGCAAAGACATCATATTCTTTTATGATCTGAATACCATTCATAACTGATCCTGAACCTTTGATAGATGGTTTACAATACAAACCAAGTCTTTTCATATCTTCAAGTGATTTAGGTTCTGCACTATCGCAGATAAATAATTCTTCTTCTAATCCAAGATTCTTTATCTCATTGTATATGTCTTGATTAGTTAATCCTTTTTTATATAACAATTCGTGAACATACAGTCTATCGTTCTTTCTTCTTACCTCTACAATACCAGTAGGATCATTACTATATCCCCAGTCAAGACCATATACAACTTCAGAACTATCCTTGTCTATAAACTCATTGTAATCAATCCATTTCCAGTTATCGAATATCTGACCTTCCTTAAATGTTGCTCGTTCACCTAATCCATATACCCTCCATCTGTCTGCATCTCTTTCTTTCATCCTTAGTATTTCTTTTTTGATTTCAGGATCAAGAAACGCATTATCTTCAAATGTGGTGATATAAGTATCGCAATCATCCCTAGTACAGATGTCAGAATATATCCAATGTATCACATCAGATGGGTTAAAGTCTAATATCATCTTTTCAGTAGTTCTTAATGATAGCTGATTAAAGTCTTCTAAGAAGAACTCGTTAGCTTCATTTAAGAAACAATGTGTACGTTTCCTACCTCTTACCTTCATCTCATTGTCTAATGATATAAACTCCACAAGATGATTCTTATACTTAAATGTCATCTCAGCTTTGTTGATTTCTGCAAAGTATGTTATACCAACCTTGTCAGCTATCTCCATAAAGTCTCTATATACTGATCCTTTAAGTGCAGGTAATGTCTTTCTTGCTATAGTAATGACCAATCTGTTTTCTCTTGTAGTAAGTAAGTAAATAAGATATTGACAGATAGCATAGGTCTTTCCTGATCTACTCCCACCCTGATGTACTACTATTCTTTTATCTGAATTGACTGTTTGATAGAATTGCGTATTACATTCTACTGTTTCTTTTCTACTGGCTTCCATTCAATAAGTTTGCTTTCTATCCCACCCTTATGTTCTAGTATTTGTTGTTCTATGTATCCTCTCTTTTTACCTTTTGTCTTTAAATAAAAGATTGTAGATGTAGGATTATCATTTGATATTTGATCAAACAGTTTTGATTCTACAAAGTCCAATGCTACATTCTGAAGTTCATCTACTTTCTCTTTGAACTTTGAATCATTGTTATAATACTTATAGAAGGTTGATCTATTGCATCCCACCTCTTTACAAGCAGATGTAACAACACCTAAATGCTTTTCAAGAGCATTGATTAAGTTGTTTTTTAATATGTTGGTTTTTGTTGGCATAATACAAAACTAAGAATATTTTATTACGATTTGATTATACTTTAAGTTTTTACCATCAATTCTCTGTTTATAATAGTAATAAAGTAACCATAACTGTTTGATTTGCCATTCTATTTCAGGTAATCTTCTTTGATATTTCTCGTTTACTGGAAAGAGTTCTGCGAGTGCATAGATGCGTTTGTAACATTTTACATCATCGTTTATATGATATTGATGACCTTTAGCTTTTTCTTTATAACGCAGGATAAAAGTTTCAATTTCTCTTATTACTTTGGTTTTCCCTTTTGTTATCACATTCTAAAAGTAAGATAAATTCATCTCTTGTAATAACTTTATTTAGATATTTATATGTTTTGATATTATTTATGTCTGTAAGTGATATAGATTTTTCTCTGATTTGATAAGTTTTTATACGAGGTGATATAGCAATAAATATACTTTGTGAATCACATTTGTAGTAAGTCCACAATTTTCTTACTGTATCACAAATGTTTTCTGATTCACCAAGTATATCACATTCATCAGAGGTAAAAACGTATCTACTCTTTGACTTCTTTTGTTTCTGAGACTTCTTCTGCCACATCATCTTGTTCTAACTCTTCTACCTTTGGAGGTTGAACACCAAACTGTTCTAATGCTTGTAACACAAGACTTGATTCAGATAGTGTAAAAAGACCTGATTTGTTACCTTTCTCACATACCTGAACTATTAATTGCAATGCTTGTTCTTTTGTCATAATTAATTATTTATTTAAACTTACCAGTAATGAAATCATATTCTAAAAGCTGACTACCTAATTTACCATTCAACCTTTGTGATTTCATTTTTACTGTTTCAAACTCAACAAAGTTAATATTATTATCAAGATTATCTAATTGTCTTGCTAATAAATCACCCTTTGATAGTTTATCTTCTAAATCTTCTTTTGTCATTCTATGGAGTATTGACATACAATCTACTTTATTAAAGTGCATAGTACCCCCTGCTAGTGAAAACGCAGTTGCCTTAGGTATCTTGCCTTTTACTGGTGATGGTGTTTTAGGGTGTTCTATATAGCTTACTATCTTATCAAAGTTCTTTGCAAACATTTTAAGATTTGTAAGTGATACCTTTAAATAATTGTACAGATTTGTTTCTCCTACATTTGATTCCACTAACCAGTTCATAGGATCAATAACATAACATTCAAATCCTTTACTAGATAATCTTTCAAATGTATTAAGTAACCCTGCAACCGATGGTAATTCTTCTTGGTTCTCTAAGAATACGAAATGATCTTGGATAAAATCTAATCCTTTATTGTATTCGTCTTCGGTACAGACATTATCAAATTCAGGATTTACATTCTTACCTATGTATGCTCTAGCTAAATTTGTTATAAGTTCATAGGTATTAGTTTCAGGTGAATACATTACTATCTTATCATCGTAATGTTTTGCCCTGAGTAACATTGCATAATTTATGAACTCTGACTTACCTGATTGTGGATAACCACTAAAACAATATAAGAATCCTTTTCTCCAAGAGAATATACCATCTAGCTTTTCTATATATGATGGTTGTCCTAACTCATAACCATCTTTAAAAAATGTTTCTAACTTATCCCTAACATCATTTACGTAAACCTCTTTACATTCTTTAGCATCATCGTCTCGTTTTAAAACATCATCGAAATCAACTATCTGTAGTTTACCCTTCATAATTTTATGTCTTTTATTTTTTGATAGATGTTACCAATATCTTTTTTGTGTTTCAATACTGTTTGCCTATAATGGTGCAAGTGATACATCTCACCTGCATTAACTAACACCAGTAGCTTAGATAGTTTTTCTATATACCTTTTAGCGTGGTTATAAAACGCTTCATCTATATCACGATTGTACTTACTTCTTTTGCTCGATATGTCAGCAAACCTAAATGTAGCTTCGGCAGTTTCAAAGTCCGTCATCAACTGTTCAACCTTTAACGAAACCATCGCCTCACTTTTAAATTTCTCCTTTGCGTTGTTTTTCATTTGTTGTCCTTTCATAATTCAAAAAGTTTTATTATTTTATTATTAATATGTCTATTAGATTAGTATATCTAATTTATTTATTATACTCTCTTTAAAGAGTATAATAAATAATAAATATATCTATTAAGGGTTTTCTTCCTTTCTGAAACAATATTAAATAATTTATATCAAAATAAAAATAATTTTGTAAAATAAATATTTTTATGTACCTTAGTAGGTATGTTACAAAGATTGCAACTAGAATATAGATTGAAAGAACTTGGTATGACGAAGCTAACATTAGCGAAAAAGATGGGTGTTACACCTATGACGTTGCATAACAAGTTCAATGATCCTAGTTCTCTAAAAGTTAGTGAACTTGAATCAATGGTTAAAATCGGTTTTATTAAATCCTTAATATGCGAATTATGAATGATACACAAAATCAGATTATAAGACAGTCATCATTAAAAGCATCTATTGATTTTTGGAATTTAAAGACTGGTGGTAACTGCGAAGATATAACTGAAGGTGATATAATTAAAACTGCATCACAGTTTGGTTATTGGTGTGCTCACGGAAAGGTAGCACAAAGTATTAATAATAAACTTTTAAAATAAATAATATGAGTGAAACAATTTACTTAGGTAGTGGGAAGACTGTTAATGGTCAGTATGGGGAGTTCTTCAACGTAACGTTAAATCTTGATAAGATCAAGCAAAACCCTAGCGTTGTAGAAGATTATAAAGGTAATAAATTTGTAAGGTTGAGAATATCTAAAAAAGAACAACCTGATAAGTTTGGTAAGAATGTTAATGTTGTTTGGAATGATCCAAGCAAAATAAAGGCAAAGACTGAAACGCAGACTGCTAATGATAGTGGTCTTCCGTTTTAGTTTTTTTCATTACTTTATAGGTTAGTTTTATTATGAAGCACCTGATTCTTTTAAATTTGGTTTATTGTGTTTGGGATGATGGTGCTTCTTTTTTATTATGATAGAATTTTTTAGACATTTATTTGGTTTCTGTGGTGAGTTATGGCATCCTAATGTTTGGACATTTATGGCATCTAGTCCATTACTCTTATATTCTATCTATTACCTAAAAAATAAATTCAAGAAATCAAGTGATTAAGAAACAAGACACCAACCAAGAATACCATTCTCACGATAGCATTTCTGCTAGTGGTCTTAAAACAATATATAAGAAGTCTGTATTCCATTTTATCAATAGGGAACAGTTTGTATCTACACCTTCAATGAACTTTGGTAGTGCAGTTCATAGCGTACTCCTAGAACCTGAAAAGAAAGAAATACTAGCATTACCGAAAAACTTAAATCTTAGAACTAAGAAAGATAAAGAATATAAGAAACAATTAATATCTGACAACCCTGATAAGATTGTGGTTTCAGGTGAGGAAAAAGAATCTTTAGATCAGATAGTACAAAACGCAATGAATAATGAACTTGCAAACAAGTTGTTATTTACCTTAGATGAAATTGAGAATAGTTATTATGGTACGTATGAAGACGTACCAGTCCGTATAAGACCTGATGGTATCAAAAAGGGTAGATATATCATTGACATTAAAACTTGTCAGGATGCTTCACCTAGAGCGTTTAGAAGTGCTATCTATAATTATGCTTATCACTTACAAGCGTGTTTCTATTCAGAGATGTTAGGTTATGATCCATCATCATTTAGATTTATAGCTATTGAGAATAGATACCCATTTGACGTTGCAGTATATTCTTTGTCCGATGATCTTATCGAAAAGGGTAAGACTGCGTGGCGTATAGCTTTTGATTCTTGGAAAAAATATATTGATAAAAAACACATTTCAGGTTTTTACTGGGATGATGTAAATGAAGATGGAAGTTTAATTTTATAAAGTGAAAAAAGAAGATTTTATAATATATAATAACAGAATAGAAATAAAAGATAATGTAATATTCAAATATTATATAAGAAAATATAAAGATATAGAAGTTGAAGGCAAAACTTATAGGAGAGAATGGACTGAAGAAGTAAAACAAACATACAAAGAATTTCAAAATGAAAGAAATTATGACAAGTTTGAAAAAAGAAAAATTAAATTTGAACTTTTAAATAAAGAATATATTATACCTAACCCCCCATATTTTTTAAAATGGAGATTTAAAGGTTCTAGCGAAAATAATTACGCTTCTTTATTACAATATTATTCTAATTTTAATTTTTTTAAAAATATCAAATCCATTTATACAGGAAAAAAAGATAGAAAAACGTGGTTTGATGATGAAATAAAACGCAAGTGGCAAACTTTATGGAAAACTTACAAGGTGAAAGAAGGTAAATTTATTAAAGATGAATATGTAAAATACAAAAAACCAAAAATTACAACTTTTGATTATAGTAAATGGAATCAAGATTTTTCTATACATCATTATGATATAGGTTGGAATAATGAAATTTATTATAATATAAATTTGTATTTTATTCTTACATTAGATTATGAAAGAATATTAGAACACGCAGAATATTTAATCAGATTTTTCGAATATTATGGCATTGATCTAAAAGAAAATTATGATAATAAATTAAAGAAATTATTGAGAGTAAAAGAAATGATTATCAAACAAAATTTATCAGATGCAAAACAAAAAGTTCAAGAAATAGAAAATGAAAATAATTTAGATTATTCTTTAGTTCAAGATATTAGCAAACCAAATCAAGTATGTTATATTATGAAAAACAAAAGAAATAATTTATATAAAATTGGAGTGTCAAATAATCCTAAATACAGAGAAAGAACATTACAATCAGAAGAGCCTGAAATAGAATTAATAAAGGTTTTTAAAAGTAATATTGAAAATCAACTACATAGAGATTATTCAAAATATAGAGTAAGAGGTGAATGGTTTAATTTAAATAAAATTCAAGTAAAACATTTATGTAAATATTATGATCGTAATAATTGAAATATGGTATTTAAAAAAGAATCTGATGTCAGAGAATATTTAAAGTTCATTATTGATGACATAGAAGATTCTGAACAAATGAGCCACTACGATATGGAAAGTATTAGAAGTATAATAGAGATAAAAGTTAGGAAGTCGTATTACGACAAATGGATGATTGAAAAATATAAGTATGATAAGTTGATGAAGTTGTGTGGTGATAAAGATTGTTTCTATGTAGTAGCTTATGATCATAAGTTGTATTGGTACGATCTAAAAGATATTGATATTTCAGAATTAGAAATAGTAGTTATGGATTGTCCAAAAACTACCGACTTCAAAAACAATGATATAGTAAAAAAAGAAAGTTACATTTTACCAAACCATAAAAAGAATATTTATGACACCGACAACTGATGATTTAAATAGAAACGAAAAAAGAGAAATCTATGGTGCTTATAATACCAATAAGCAAGTGAAAGCTAAGATTGATGCTCTTATGGAAGCAATGGCAAAGATTGAATGTAATCTTGGTATTGATTCTACCTATGAAGAAAGAGAAAAAGCTAATCAAGAACAACTGATCTTTTTAAGTAAGATCAAAGAACTTGATCCAGTAAAGTATGACATTTTAAAAAAAGTATTGTAATGAAGATATTAAATCTTTATGCTTGTCTTGGTGGTAATAGATTCTTATGGGATAATGAACACGACATTACATCAGTAGAATGGGATGAAGAACTTGCAAGATTATATAAAAAAAGGTTTCCAAATGATAATGTTATTGTAGATGATGCACATCAGTATTTATTAGAACACTATCAAGAATATGATTTTATCTGGTCTTCACCACCTTGTCCAAGTCATAGTCGAGCAAGGTTTTGGAATAGTAGTAATTATAATACAACTACAAAACCTATATATCCTGATATGAAATTATATCAAGAAATAATATTTTTAAATCACTACTTTAAAGGTAAGTATGTAGTTGAAAATGTAATACCTTATTATGAACCTTTAATTACTGCTTATAAAAGAGGTAGACATTTATACTGGACTAACTTCAGATTACCAAATGATTTAAATGATAGAAGATTTAAGATATCTAATACTAAAAACGAATTACAAGAGTTATGTAAGTTTCATAAAATAGACTTATCAGATTATAAAGGTGAACAAAGTAAACTAAAAATTGGTAGAAACCTTGTTGATTTTGAAGCTGGTAAAACTATTTTAGATATTGCTATGGGAGTAATAAAAAGTAAAAACATTAATCAAATAAAAATATTTTAAATAAATAATATGACACAGACAGAATTTGATAAATTAGTAAAACAATTAAACGATTATTCATTTGATATAATGGTAAACAAAAGACCTGAATATACAAATGAAGATACAGATGTTCTTGCAAACTTTAAGAGTACAGCAGAAAGATTAGAAACATCTGAGATGAAAGTATGGGCAACATTCTTTGAGAAACAAATACAAAGTATTTATGCTCACCTTAAAAACGCTAACCTTAAAAAGAGCGAACCAATACATTCTAGGTTTGCAGATGTAATCAACTATTGTTATTTGGGTTATGCGTTATTTGTAAAAAGAGATGGTAAGAAAAAGATTAATTAAATTTATTGCTATTGGATTGATAGCAGTATTAAGTATATTTTATGTCAAACACAAACAGAAGAAAGGGTCACGATTACGAGAGACAAATTCGCAGAGAATATAAAGAACTCGGTTGGTCTAATTGTGAGACCTCTAGGTACGCATCCAAAATGATGGATGATAGAAAGATTGATCTAGTCAATACTAAACCATTTGCAGTTCAATGTAAATCTTTAATTAACAATCCGTCTTATCATAAGATATTCAAAGAGATGGAAGCTGATAGTGATGATTATAAGATCATCTATCATAAAAGAAAAAACGATGGTGAATATGTCATTATGGAAAAGAATGATTTTCACGAACTCGTTGAAATGTTAATTCACCACAAAATACTTAATCCTTAAAATATATATAAATATTTTTTTATTTGTAAAAAATATTTTATTATTGTAATGTCATAAGACACAAAACTAAATTTAATGTTATGAAAGTACAATGTATGGTTTGCGAAGATGAACCTATTATAGAATTAAAAGAACCTAGTAATTATTATGAAGGATATATTGAAGTATGTCCTACTTGTGATAAACATATTGCTGAAGTCTATTGTGATCATAGATTTTATGGTGATGTGTTAGAGTGGTCTTTAGAAGATGATGAATATTACGATTCTGAAAAAGATATAATATATAATGATTACCCAGTTAAATATATTGACGTTTAAGCAATTTATTATGAAAAACGATAGTTACCATAAGGCACAAGAGAAAGCACGTAAGAAGCGTGTTAAAAAGCGTGTAGAGTTCCTTAACACACCATTGAAGGATAAGATAGAACAAAGTTCTATAATGACTACATTAAAGTCTATGAAAGAGTTAGCAGATGAGATTGAAGAATTAATAGGTAAGAAGCAATGACATTTGAACACGACATCTTTACATTTGAGGTTACACGAGATAGAAACAATTTAACAATTACTATGTTAGATTACACTACTGAAGATGGTGAAACAGTTATGTTGAATGATCCTTGCGATATGACACACGTTGTTTCTGAATCAGTATATAATGAAGCTAAAGATTTATTAAATGAATATGAAGAAGATTATTAGACAGTTGGTAAAACATTTCCTAGACGTTTATTTATGTACTAGGGAATGTTGTTATAGAGTAGTACCAAGAAAAAATGGTGTATGTGAATTTTGTAAATTAAAGTAAAATGAAAAAAGTTATAGAAAGTTTCTTATTTTTAATAATGTTATTTGTAACATTATATGTGTCACTAATACTTTTTGTATGAGTTTATATGAATTTCTGAAAAATAATTTCCTTGATTCGTGTTCTAATTCTATGCACGACTTAGAGCAAAGAAGAAAAATCATTGAACAGTTTAAAGAAGAAGTAAACCAGTTCAAGGAATTATTAAATGAAGAATGTAAATCTTTGAAGCACTTAGAAAAGAAATCTTAATCTTCAGGTTTAAATTTATAGAAGTCTGTGAAACTTACTATCTGTGCAAAATTAAATAAATTGTTTTGAGTTGGTATGTGAGTAGACAATGTATATCTATTCTTTGAAACATTAAATTCTAAATTATCAATAGCTTGGTGGTTATCATCTGTTAATGTGCTAAAAGCTAATTTAGGTAAAGTAAGTAAATCAATAGGTTTTGTAAATCCATTGCTATCAGGTAGCTTTCGGAAAGTACCTTCATATCTGTAGTTATTGGTAGCAAACTCATTGAGCCTTTGAAAGTTCATAAGCGTTTCTAATGTAGCACCACCTGATTCATCAAATGATTTATATGCAGTTATAGTATTTCCTGCACTATCTACTAAGCAATTTGAATATTTACTATCATCCAACATTCCAAATCTGTTTTCATAAGAATTTAAAACACCACTATTATCTTTAAATGATCCATCAATTATTTTAGTTTGTGTGTCATAGAATTCTAAGTCTGAAATCGATTGTAAAACAACATCATCATAGTAAACCCTAAAATTAGAATTGTTGTATATATCTTCCTTACCAATAAAAAACTCTATTTTAGCAGTTCCAACTATAGGTGGTGCTTCCATAGATATTTCATTAAATCTCCATTGTTCTTGTACAGTACCAACAATCTGATTAATTCCTTGTGATGCACTTGTCACCCAACTATTATCTGTAATAGACCAATAAACTGTACTACCAGTTACTGGTGTAATTGATATTCTAAATTTAGTTTGGTATGATAAAGCACCAGTATTATCAGGATCAAGAAAATAATCAGCAAAAACTAACTTAATAGGTTCGGCAGTTGTACCTACAGAACCAGTATCATTAGAGGCAACTACAGTATTAGAAGAGGTACTACCAATAGTAATTAAAGAAAATTCTCCTGCATATGGTGTTATGCCAAAATTAATTGGTTGACCTCCTCCAGACGGAAATTCTATTGCATTTGAATCTACTGCATAGGCAATAGTTCTATCAGGTATAGTCCAAAATGTAGGATTTCTACCATAGCTTGGTGTACCACCACTTGGTGAAGTGTTTATTTCATAACCACCATTACTAAATCTTGATTTTAATGTGTCTTTAATTCTTACCTGAACTCTTTGTCTAATTGCAGGTCTTCTTATAATCTTAACTAAATCTTGATTTAATGGTTGAATTGTATTATTATTTTCTGTGCTATTTACATTTGATACTGGACTAGCAATAGCTAGTGTTCCATCTGCACTACCACTTTTATTGTATTTTTTAAATTCTTTTGAATAAGAACCACCACCATCAGAAAAAGAATTTAAAGATAAAGAAGCGTTATCTATTATAGTCCAAGTTGATTCGTGTTGAAATATTCTACAATTAAACATTCTTAATATAGATTCAAGAACATACTTTGCATTTAAATAATTTCCATTCTCATCTTGTAATGAATCAACGCTATTTAAAAAAGTTTGTGTATATGGATTATCATTAGATGATCCACTAGGTGTTGAACTACTAAATTGATTCAATCTACATAGAACCTTATAACCAAAATCTAATCCACGTCCAGTAGTTCCATCACCACTTTGTAAGTTTATGTTTTTCAAACAGTTTTGTATTACATCAAATGTTTGAGGTCTTTCAGTAGTTATATCCATATCATAACCATTTATAGTACCTATTAAATCTGATGCTACAACTTCTACTGCATAAGGTCTTGAAGCAATCGGTAATGTGTAACTATCTTGCATTATAAAGCCTACCCAAAATGGTCTATATATTTCATAGTTCTGTGCAGAGCTTGTAGAAATTATTGTATCATCTAATGTTAAAAGTGTAGAAGAATCAACTGTTACAACATTTGCATAATTACCAGTTGTTGTATTTACAACTAAATCACCAACCTCAACATTAGATGTGAATGATGCAGTAGCATCTTTTAATTTATCTTGTGACGATTCTCCAGTATCTGATTCACCAGTAATAAATCTACGTAAAACTTTTACTTTATATTGTCTGTCGTTTTCAGGTAGTATGAAAGCATATTCACTTCTGTCCCAAAAGAAATTAGCTTCATTCCATATAGTATTCTCATTCTCCCAGTTATCACCACCAGTTCCCACCTCAACATAAAAACGCATCTTACAAGTAGAACCTATTATAGGTTGAAAATAATCTTCATCTTGTCTATAGTCAATAGTAACTGCGTTATCAGCTAGTGTTATGTTAGATTTTGCAGTTCCTGAAAACTGCCATTGAAATATTTGTAAACGATATTTGTTTTCATCTGTATCAAAAAAGTTTGTAAAATATTGTAATCCGTATGACATATCATTATCCAGTTATTCTTGCCCTGAAATCACCTGCTCTTTCTAGTGCTAATATTAAATCTTGACCTCTAAGTGTAAACTCGCCTTTCTGATTACCACCTATTGATCCCATCATTTGTGGTAATCTGTTTAAAGGTATGACTGCTTCGGATTGACCTGCCTCACCTATAATCCCCATAGTTGGTCTTGTAACAATACCACCTTTTGCAAAACCTTGAACTTGTTTTGGTTCAGTCGCTTTGGCTAAAATACCTGCACCTGCTATTATTGCAGTACCTACTGCTAAAGTTTTTAAGATAGCTTTAAATGGAACTCCTTGAAATAGTGCTTGTAATGCAGTTTGTATCAATAATGCCACAACCATTTTTTGAATCATTTTCGATATAACATTAATCATTTCACCGAATGATTTTTTTCCTTCGATTGCCATATCTGCGAATGCCATTACTGTGGCTTGTGCAACACCCTTCAATCCATCTATAAAAGCACCAAAAATTTTATCTGATAATACACCTGATAATTCTTCTTTTAATTTACCAGTAGCGTTTCTATATTGTTCAATTAATTCTGTGAATGTTGGGTCTTTTGCTTTTTCATTAGTCTTATCTATTTCTTCATTTACTTTTTCTTGTGCCCCAAATACTGATTCTAATTGTTTTACAGTTTCTTCATAATCTCTATTAAGAGAATCTTGTGCTTCGCTTAAACCTTCAACATTTGCTTTCATAGAAACAAATGAAGCATCTGTAGGCTTCATACCTGCATTAAGCAAATCTACCATTGCATCTTGATAAATTTTTATTTTTTCTGAAGCAATGTCTATTTCACTTCCATATACAATTTGTTGATTCTGTAAGTTTGATAATGATTTTTTTACCTCATCTAAAATTAATTTTTGTTTTTCTAACTCTTTGTTTGTAGTTTGTGTTTTTTCAATAACCTGTTCTTGTGGATTTATTATTTCATCTATTTTTGTTTTAAAAGAAGTTAGTTGTTCATTAAGTAAATTAAGTTTATTTTCTTGCTCAGTAACTTCTATGTTTTGTTCTTCTAATCTTTTGGTAAAATGTTCTGTATTAGATGCAGTTGCATTAGTTCTCGATTCTTGTTCATCTAATATTCTTTTTCTTTTGATTAATTCTTCATTTGCATCTTTTAATTCTTTCTTTTGTTCTTCTATCTTAGAAGTTAGATTTTTAGTTGCATCTTGTATTTCCTTTTCAATTTCTGCTAACCTTTGTCTTTTTCTTGCATTAGAAATTTCAAGTAATTTTTTTTGTGTGTCAGATAAATCCGATGATGCTTCCTCAATTTCATCTACTGCTTTCTTAGCATCCCTAAATTTATTTATCAATGCTTCTTGTGGATTTAATAAATTTGTTATTTTATCAAATAAACTTGAAAATGTAGATATAGCAGTTGATAATATAGGTTGTAATTTTTCACCTATAGCAACTTTTAATCTATCAAAGTTATCACCTAAGTTTGAAATTTGACCACCAAGTGTTTTTGATATTCCAACCATTGCACCTGATACTCCTTCTAAATCACCTAATGAGAGTACATAATCATTTATTGCATCAGCAGTAAAATCTACTTGTGTTTTAACACCTTTAAAAGCAAATGTTACCTGATCACCTTGTTTACTTGCTCTTATACCAAATTCTTTTAATCTCTCAAACTCACCAACCTGAGCATCTATAACTGCTTCTGTAAGTTGTACAAAATCTTTACCAGTTGATGATGCAAGATCACCAAGTTTCCTCATCTCCTCTGATGTAGGTTTAAAACCCTGATTTGCAAGACGTACAAAACTATCTGTTAATTCTGAAACACTAAATGGTGTTTTAGATGCAAAGTCTGTAATCCTATCTAATGCTTTTTGTGCTTCTGAAGAACTACCTAAAGTATTTGTAAGTACAGATTCAAACCTTTGAAATGTAGCAGTAGTTTCTATTACACTACTACCAAACTCCATTATCTTATCTACTGCAAAAGCACCTGCGATAACACCCCCTACTTTTGCAAGGTTAGAACTAAATCCATCAACACTTTTTTCGCTTTTTCTTATTGCTTGGGTAAACTTCGATGCATCACCATCAAACTCAAACTTTAATCTTTCTGTAGCCATATATTAGAATTTAGTAACAAATATAAATATTTTACATCTTAGATATTTTACCTTCAGTCATAGTCTTATCCCAGTCTTTCAAAACGTTATCTAACTCTTCTTTACTTAAAGGTTTTGATACTTTCTTTTTAAGTGCATTATCTTGTGGTAATTTAAATAGTTTATTCGGTTGTATTCTTTGTGATGATTTAGTTGCGTTCACATTTATAAGCATAGTTGATATATAACGCAGTCGTTCCCATTCTAGGTTCTGATGTATCTGAAAAGATTCAGACATTCTAGTATTCTCTGCAAATGTATTTCTCCAAAATGTATCAGGGTGTATTCCACATTGACCAATGTAGAAATCTAAGATATCTTCCCAAATATCAGTATCTACTTTTTTTTTACTTCTTCCTTTGATACTCTTGGTATTCCCATATTAAGATCATTACCAAGTATCCTAGATTCAGTTAATGCAGTCATCACCTTTTGTAGTTCTTCTGCACCAAAGTCTTCTAACCAATTACCAACATCATATATAGTATAATCTACTGGATTTTTTTCTTCCTGATCATACGCAATAAGACCTGAATATATCAATGCTCTGATTGATGATATATTTAAGTTATCTGATGTAAAGTATTTTTCTAAATCGTTAAGACCAATGCCAAGAGTTTCTGTAAAGTGACACCAAAAATTCATAGAGAAATGGAGGGTTCTTTCTTTCCCTCCAATCTCTATATTTATGTAACCTCTTTTACTATTCATTAAGTAAAACTAACATTAATAATTCTAATATAAAAATTATTAGTTAGTACCTATAGAAACTGCACCAGTAGAAGTAAAAGTACCTGAAAAAGTAATAGGTGCTTCTGCATCTGCCGTGTAATCAATAGAACTGATAAACCCTTGAACTGCATAAGTAGTATCACCACTTACGGCAGTACCAAATCTTGCGTGAATTTTTGTTCTACTATTTGCGTGTCCTATCATAGTATCGACATCTACAGTATCATCATAGGCAACAAAAGAATCGAAACTAATATCGATTGATCTTGCACCTGCAATAACCTCTCTGTATCCACCACTATCTTTAGAGGTAGCTTCAGGAGTATCCAAAGCAAATGATAAACTTGATGAAGTTGAGTGTCCTAAATTAGTGAACGTATTACCATCTGTACTTATTTGAAGTACAAGAAGTGTTCCATTCATAAGCCCAGTCGAAGCCATAGTATTAAAATTTAATTGTTAAACAAATAATACTACAAACTTATATAAAGAAATATATAATTATTTTTATTCAGATACTGTTAATGTTACAGAAGTAGGGTTGATTTGAGATTCAATGTTAGCATCTAAGTTGCTTTTTAATTCAGCAACTTCTTCATCACCCATTGTAGTTTCTACCCAACCACTAACTGTAGCATTGCTTAAATCTGCAAATGGAATGAAGTCTTTAATATCTTCTGTAGATATTGCTTGTGTTCCATATACAGATGCTACGTATTTATTATCTTCAGCATCAACTTTGTCAGAAGTACAGTTTAATCTCCAATGCACGTTGTAAACTACATCTGCATTATCTTCAAAAGTAGGGTAGCAGTCTACAGTTCTGCAATTCCAAGTGTAAGTGTTTTTTGCTTTTGCCATAATTTTTTAATTTAATTTATTACAAATATATATCTTTTTTCTATTATGGTGAGCAATCACCTGACCTTGCTAAGGTAGTATTTGATATTCCATTAACTGCTATAAATACAACTGGCGTTGATAAAGCGTAAGTACAAGTCAAAGTCAAAGTATTTGTTGTACTTGAGTAACCTGCTGATATGCCTGTTACATTACCTGAAAAACTTGAAGACATTGAATCTACATCTGCTGTATCGTTAGCAACTGATACGTTACCTCTCATAACGCCAACATTCGTAGCATCTGCACTATCTTTCACAATTACGTGAAAATCTAGTGAACAAGTATCTCCTATTGTAACAAATGCTTTAGATACACCTGAATTACCTGCTGTACAATTCATTGTGAAAGTCTGATGTCTTTCTAATGCATCTGCACCACCTTGTGAATTTACTTCTACAACACCAGTTGAACGAATACGCATACGTTCTGTAGGTGATGAACTACCATCAGCACTTGTACCAAAAGCCATAAAACTTGGTGCATCTCCATTTGCAACTGCTTGACCATCTGCCCCAGTAAAAATATATCCCATATTTTCAAAGTCAGTTCCATCAAAACCTTGAAACCTCATTACTGCACCTTGTCCATTAGGTAAAGCATCTGAAGGATTACTTGCATCTTTTGCCCTTAAAGAAAGTACATTAGCACCACCATCTCTCCTACCTTCTACAATTAAACTTCCTGAAGTAGTAGCTGGATTTGTAGTATCTATAATGTGAAGTTTCGCTGAAGGCGATGTTGTTCCTATGCCAACTGTTCCGTCATTAAATATACGCATATGCTCTGTTTGAACTCCAGCATCTGTAACAGTTCCAAATACTGTTAGTCCTGAAGCACCACCAATGTATGATGTAGAGTTTGCAGTATCCCCATTTCCAATTGTTATATATCCAAAACCTGATGGTGATTTAATTTGTAAAAGATTGTTAGTTAAATTACTGTTTGGTGCGTGTGTCGCAGAACCAATTTGCAAATTAGCACCAGGCGATGACGTTCCTATGCCGAGATGACCCGATTCATTAAGAATCATATCAGCAGTACCAGATGGGTATTGTTCAAAACTGCTAAAAAATTCTAATCGACTTGCTCCAAATTCATTTGTAGCTCTTGCAGTTATACCAAGATAATGTGGTGGTGTGTTTGATGCATCTGAATTTAAAAAAGCTAATCCACCGATAAAATCATCAGCAACCACTCCGTTATCGTCTCTTTCTAATATGAGTTCTGAACCAGTTGTACCAGATATATGTAAAGATACATTGCCTGCTGGATTATTAGGACTTGTCGTTCCAATTCCTACGTTTCCTGAAGAGGTAATGGTCAATTTATTAGTGTTTCCTGCTCTTAAATTTAAAGTATCATCAGCATTGTTATAATTTATACCCCCAAAATTAGTATCATCAGAATCACCAAAATCTAAATATGCTATATTTGAAGTACCTGCTTGTATGTTCATACCTGTATTTGCAGAACCTACTATAGATAATTTGTTAACAGGCGATGCAGTCCCAATACCTACGTTTCCTGACCTATTAATAGTCATTCTTGCATTTGATAAAGTAACGTTATTGCCATTAACCTCATCATTAGTTGCAAAAATTAAATCTCCACGACCTTGCGTTGTAGTTCTTTTAAAAAATATACCAGCTTTTACAAAAGTATCGTTACTAAGCATACTAAATCCGATACTAGCTGAATCTCCATCAGTATCATTTTCATTCGCTATTAGTAAATTATTTGCATCTCCTGATACATCACCAGTTACAGTTAGTTTTCTACCAGG